TTCACAGGATTAAAAACCCGGGTGCTCATTTCCTGCGTGACAGCTGCTCAATTTTAGCGAGATACCTGCGCAATTTTCGCGGATTCGCTGCGCATTTGCAACGAAATATTCACCTGAATCAATCGCTCAGGGTACGCTTTAATATTGTACTGGTTCAACGTCACTGGCGTGTTGGGCAGCATTGTGCCGCCAGTGAGCAAGGTAGTTGTTAACGGCGCGGTGGTTAGCGTTTTGCCAAGCACCGAAACCGGCAACGCACCAGTTGAATCCTTCTTGGGTTCGGTAACAATGGCAAACTGGCCGCCGGACTTTTGCAGTTCCGTCTTAATTGTATCTTTCAGCTTTGCCCCGGTGGTCTGTACCACAACATCCGGCGGCTTATCTTCATCTTTTTTTATCTCATTCGCTATCGCAACTGCTTGTGCCGACGAAATGGGCGCTTGGGAGGCGTTGGCCGCCTTCTCTACTCCAGCCGACGTCGTTGCTTCCTCCTGGCTCTCAAACGTCACCGGCACTTGGGGATGAAGCTTGTCCCAGACTAGTATCCCGGCCATCGCAATAATTAACGCCAAGGCAATATAAAAAAGCGCCCTGACGTGCTTATCGATCCAGGTGGAGATCATGATCATATCACCCCGAACAGCTTTAACAAGATCGTGGCCAATGCGACAATCTCGATCAAATGCACAGCAGATTGTCCATATTTTTGCAAAAACGCTTGTTTAGCCTGCACCGCTTCCGCTGCGGCAGCAGCCGCCTCAGCTTTCGCTTTTTCCTCCAGGCTCACCAGTTTCTGTTTGAGAGCCGCAATTTCATCTTGGAAAAGGTCTTTACCGGCTTCTTCCAAAGCCGCAATAGCCGTTTTAACCCCGGCGACATCGTTTTGCACCGATGTCGTTATAGTCGGTGCGGCATCCTGGGTAGTTCCTTGGGATTGTACGTTTTGTTCGTCCGACATTTTCATTCCTCCATTTTTTAAAAAATAAAGCGACTCTCTTGAGCCGCCTTTATAGAACCCTTATCCGTAATACTCATTGCCGTCAAAAGTCTGGCCACCTATATCTAGGCAATCCGTAAACTGCCACATTTTTGCGGCCGGAAAATCGTTACTGTTCCCCCATTGTGCGTTCCAATACGGAACATAATCGGCCAACTTGGAAGTGTCAATTTTGCTTGTCAGCCACGAATAGGAAGCATAAATGCCAACATGCGAATAACCTGCTTCATTAAGTGCACAGATAAAGGCGGAGCACATATCCGTAATGGTTTGATTGTCCGGCATACCGCTCTTTTCCTTGTAACCGTCAGCGTCCTCCATGTCATACCAAATACCAAGCTCCGGATTAACTCCATATTCTTGTAAAACTTCCTGCACGAACTGCGCCTCAGCTTTGGCATCTTCAACATTAAGCGCATAGCTGTAGTAATACACACCAATTTTAAGCCCGGCCGACAGAGCCCCACTTACGTTATCCGCAAATTTGGGGTCAAGGTGACGAATCCCGTAACCCAGCCGGATTATAACAAAATCGCATCCGGCATCGACGACTGCTTGCCAGTCTACATCACCATTATGATAGCTTACATCAATACCTTTCACTTATTATCAGCCCCTTTGCTTTCATTTTATTAACTCATGGAGCGTTTTGGTTACTGCTCCGGTTTTTGTCCACCGACACTATTGTACTTACTGTCCGTCCACCACTTTCCATACCCGGTAGCCGCCGCTGCCGCTATCGCGCCCACACCGGCCCAGCAGCTCGCGAGGTCATAGTGCGCACCGCCCTCGCCGTTGCGAAAGAAGGCATACAGATAGACGAAAAATAAGATGAGCGTCATCGTCAGGATAACACCCACCCAGTTATCGTGCAGGAAAGAAAACCATCGCTTCATCATTTGAACAGCACCTTCTGAATGACAACGACCACGATGCCGGTAATTACTCCGGTCGCCCCGGCTGCCTTCCAAACGGCTATTTCCAGCGCGCGGAGCCTGGTAAAGATGTCCTCATCGTTCTTCTCCAGAGTAGCAATCGCTTTGCACTGGCCGCTGTGTTCCATGCAAAACCTTTCAGGCTGTACCATCACTTACACCTCCATAAAAATGGATGCCTACGCGTCTAATAAATCGTCATTCAGCCACATTATCCAATTCTTTTTGCCGTCGCATCAAAACTTCTTTATATGCCAGCCGTGCTTTTTCGATTTCCTCAGGCTTTCCTTCCAATAAAATCTGAGCGTCAAGATAATTATTTCGGACTTGCATAATCAAATCGGCATATTCGTTAATAACGTCTCCCGCCGTTTTAATCATCACAATTTTTCCGCCGTTTAGAATGGCTTTAGGCACGATGAACCTCCTTTATCACTCCGACATATTCCTGGGAAGGCTCAAAACTAACCACAAGCGGATAATTGGGCAAGGTTTCGATTTCCAGTACTTCCCCGACTTTTTTATCTACAAGCGTGCCCAGGACATTGAGCTTAGCGCTGCCTGTGAAAGTTTCACTTTTAATATAAACTCTGATTAAATCGGCAGCGACTTTTTCGATTTCCCCGGTCACAATATGTTTTAACTGTACCTTACCCGCCTCGTCTACCGACTTAATAAAAAGCAAGTTATCCTCATACCAATTGCTTTTGATTACCGTTTCACCCCTGGCAGCGGCATCCACGGCACAAGGCTGGGCAAGCGATACCGCCATCACCTTGTCGCCCTTTACGATATACCAGCAAACTTTTTCAATCATCACAACCCCTCCAATTCCGTTAAGACATCATTGAGTTCAGATGCAGGAGCACCCAGGCATTTCAATAGCTGTACTTTCAGAAGCAGGGCAGGTTTCTTCCCGCCGGTCATTAAAGGATAGATTTTATTGATGATGTCCAAAGCATCCTGATGCTCTCCTTTATCATTTAAAATAATGGCTCTTTGGAAAAGGGCGTTGTTGGCCTTGGGATAAGCCGTTAACACAGCTTCGCAGATCGCCAGCAATTCATCCAGATTTAAAACCATGGGCAAGGTCTGTCGCACCCGGTTCATGTCATCGAACCATTGATTCTGTGCTACGGCGTTATCCTGTACCGGCCCGGCGGCGGTAAGATACTGAATAATACCGTCTTTGTCCTGACAGGCCAGGCGATTGATTATTTGTGGGCTTGCCGCCATATTTCTTCCCTCCGCTTTATGAGGTATTGCGTGGCAAAAAAGCGAGCATGGTGTACTTTACAAAGGTTAATGGTTCCGCAGTATAAACCCCCGTTCTTTTCAGCGTTCAAGGCGGGACACCGCTTGCAGCCGCTGCCTATATCGCACGTAGCACACTCCTCAAAACCTTGTATGTTGCTAGTCGTACAGTTTTGAAATACCGCCATCTTGCTTTCGTCAATCCAGCTATCCACGTCGCCGACACTGAACTCCCGGCGCATTTCGGGATTTTTGAACCGGAAGCAAACGTACAGCTTGCCGGTATAGTCCACCGAAAGTCCTGTCTTTGTGGACGGGCAAGCAGGGTAGCGGTCATGCACCGGCATGAACGAACCAATATCAAAGGCATTGCACCATACCTTGGAAAAGTACTCGGGCTGCAGCATGAGGTTGGCGATTTCAATGAGCTGAGCGTAAAATATCTCGGTGTATTGATCTAGCCGCCAGTTCTCGTCGTCAAAGACAATGGATATCGATAGATTATAAATCCCCAAGTCCTCGACTAAATGCCGGATGCCTTTTGCCAAATCACTCACATTTTCGGTGGATACAGTAACCATCGCTGTAGCTTTGCCGCCCTGCGTCGATTTCCACCATTCAATATGTGGGGCGATCCTGTCGTAAGAATTGCAGCGCAGTTTGTTATGGGTTGCGGGCAGGCCGTCGATAGAAACGCCGCATTCGATTCGATGGTTTTCAAATAGCTTCCTCACCTTAGCATCGCCAAACAAGGTGCCGTTCGTCACCAGCTTGTAGCGGATCGGCTTGAAGTTTTGTTCGCCTCCGCCCTCGGCAATTTTTTCTTTGATATAAGTAATGCACTGATCGATTAAGCCCGCTTTCAGCAAGGTTTCGCCGCCGCAGAAGTCAAAAGTCGTCTCGGGAAAAGGATGGGTATGAATATCTTTTGCAAAGATTTGGTCGATAAATTTCCTGGCCACTTCCCATGACATTGATTGCGGCGCTTTATATTTTTCGTAGCAATATTGACACTCTAGGTTACAGTCGTCCGTCACCAGGAAGGTATATTTCCTGTAGGGAGGGGCAAAGAACAGCCCCTCCTTGAATGAATATCTTGGAGCACTTATCATTTGTTTTCTCCCGAAAATAAAATTACCCATTGCAGCAAGAACAGCTACACGGGTCGTACGCGTACAGCGTTAACGTATTCCCTGTTGAATAGTTGCTGTTTGGCGCAACCGTAACCGCGGACCCGGCAGCAAATCCCCCGACTTCCAGGGGACTTGTACTGTTAAGGACATAAGCGACGCTATTTACTAACACTCTGGCGGGGTAGTACGATACTGACGAAACGTGAAATTTGACTGCTCCTGTATTGGTCGTGCTGTCGCCAACAAGGGTAAGCGCATTCCTGTTGCGGAGCACGCCGCTTTCATTCACCACATTGTAGGGATCATAGCCGGCCGAACCGTCTATTTTTGCAGCAAAGGGGTTGCTGCCCCAAGAAAACGTTCCTAGCGGCGGATCGTCATTTTGAGGGTTCTGAATGATAATGGCCCCGCCTTTGCAAAGGCCGTTGGCGTCAAAAAAGTATTTCAAATTATTTCACCCCAATAATCATGTAGTAGGCGGTGCAAGCCTGCGCGCTCTGTACGTTAAAGCCGTGCGTCGCCGTCACGACCCTCGTTGTCGGGTCGGCGTAGCACTGAAAGGTAAAACCTGGCCAAGTACCGCCTTCGTTTACGTCAAATGCCGCCGTATTGAAGTTATAGGGCGAAACAATCCAGGCGCATTGCGCCTGCGTGTAGCCGGTGGGTAGCGGAATCGTGCCGCCATGGGCGATGGTGCCGGTAAGAATCGTCACCACGCCCGTCGGGTGGGTGTGATTGGCCAGCGCGTATCCGTCAGCAGCAACGCCGCCTAAATAGTTGGCGTTGCCGTTCAGTACGGCCGGATCGGACCCAACCACATTTTTCACCTTGATGATGAACATCAGGGCGACGTTGCGGGGGCGGGTCTCCGCACCCCCGGTGGAAGACGTATAATACCAGGAGTTATTCGCATCCGTACTGCCGGAGCCCCTTTGATTGTCTCCGTCATAACCAGCGGCCCAACCCCAGGGAGGGGTAGTTACGTTTTTCGTTTCACCCCACGGCATAATGTGGTTATGGCTCTTGAACAGGTCGGCCTGCCAGCTTCCCATAGCACGCCCTGCGTCAATGCCTCGATTGTTATCAAAACCCCTTAAAAACTCGCCCCGCAGGTCGGGTAGGTTAAAGGTAGTCGAACCGTCGCCAGCCCCGTAATTCGTGCCGATCACCGCGAACAATTCCGAATAAACGGTACGGCTTAACGCCTGCCCGTTGCATTCCAAATAGCCAGTAGGAATTGAAGTGCTTGTGGTCCATGGAATAATACCGCCGATAGGAACGCCTGCGGTAAGAAAGTTTGTCGGATTTAATCCCTGTAAAGTGTCGGCATTTAGACCACTTCCTGTCCCCATGTTACCGGCGTGCCAAACGGTATTTCCGGAAACCTGGAGCGCAGAGACAGTGTTTAAACTATTGTTTACGGGGTTATATTGCAGGACGTTCCGGTTGTTAACCCAGTCATACAGACCGATACCGCCGTTGTTCCCGTAAATGCCCCACTTATTTGCGCCGCTTACGCTAAAGATAATGTCTTTTTCGGCACTCGCGACATCAAAATACATATTCCCAGTCATCGTGCCGCCGGTTAAAGCAAGGCGGGCAGCAACCTGGGAGTCAACATATTCCTTATTGGTATAGTTTTTAGTCAGGTCGGCAATTAAGACCCAGGTCGGCGTTAAATCTTTCAACTCAAATATCTGGTTTAAATCGGTCCGAAAACAAAGCATCCCGACCTGAAGATTCGTGGTCGGGAAAGAAGTGCCGGAATTGCAGGACATGATCGTGAAATCATTATTCAGTATTTCCTGGCGGCTGTTGGTCAGCGTTTCCGTACTCTGGATATTCACAAATTGCTGCATTCGCATCCCTCCTTTAATAGCCGTCGGCAGACCAGACAATCGTCCCGGTCACAAGCTGGCCGTCGCTGTCTTGAATCTGCACGTAAAACCCTTCGTCCGTAATCCGGGTAATATCCGGCGTCCCGGTGCTGCCGCCCCGAAGCTGGACTAGGACCTCAGGCGGTGCAAAAAACCTCACATTAAACGGAACGAAGGTGTTTGCCGCCGGGATGGCGCATGTTCCGCTGTCTCTCTGGTCAGGCACGTCCACGGTAAGCTGCCAGTTGGTAATCTGCGGCCTGCCGGTGGTCAAAGGTCCTGTGAGAACAAGAGCAATGAGCGCTTTTTGGTATTCCAACTCGCCGGGAACAAACTTGGTGAACGGGGTATAGCCGACAGGCGAATTCAGGTTCAGAAAGGCCTCCAGGGAAAGGTCGCCTGTACCGAACGCAATGTCGCTTAGAACGGCGTTGGCGTTTCGCAAATAGGCCTCGACAACAAAAAACGCCTCCGCTTGCGTGAGGTGGTACACGCTGGCGATGGCGTCCACAGTATGTAAGGCTTCTAAAAGCATTCGCTGGAACTGAGCGGTGTTTTTCTGGGCTTCCGTGATCGCAAGCAATTCCCCGAGCCCTTTCCTTGCGTTCTGGGAATAGAAATCGGCCGTGGTGAAAGACTCGGAAAATGGTTTGTTGCTGTTATTTATCGACGTTTCCCCGCAGGCGATATGCTCTATCGCCCGGTAATTGAACTCGGTGATTTCATGATAGGTCTCGGCGGCGCTCCATGCCTCAAGTGCAGCAAGAATTACGCTCCATACCGGCTGGTTGTCGGTAGCTTGGAAGGCTTCCCGTCTGATCTTCGCTGTCAGCCGGGAAGCCAATTCCGCTGTTGCCCAGCCTTCGCGGTTCATCTTTATCACCTCACGCCTCATGGCCTCATCTGCCGCCCAGCCATCGGCTTTAAGGATTTTAGGCATCCGCCAAGCCGTTTCCGCTGTCATCCAGCCTTCGGCAAAGGGCATGGAGATGGATTTCACAGGCGCTTCCACCGTTGTCCATCCTTCAAAGATATGCAGCATGGGCAGCCAGATATCGGCCCAGCCTTCGTTGATTCGCCATGCCTCGCTGATGTTGTGAGCAGAAGCCTGTGACCACAGTTCCGCCGCATGCCAGCTCTCACGCCGATTCAGGCTGTATCCTTGGCTCCAGGCATCCGCTGTTGCCCAGCCTTCCCCCACACTCAAGGTATAACCGACAGGATAAACGGTATCCCAGGTTTTCCCGCCATCGGGATCGTTCCAGGCAAAGCTGGCGGTTCCCCAGGTGTAGGCGCCTCCTGGCGATGAAGTCACGTTAACCGTTGTCGCCATTGCTATTTCCTCAACTTAAAGTGAACTGGAACTGGGCCGTCAGGGTGTCGTTCGCCCCTTTATTAATCACCGAAAAAACAACCCTGTCCAGCATCGTGCCGGAGCTGGCGGTTGTGCTGTTGAACACGCCGGCCTCGGTGATGGCGGCCGTGGCTACGCCGGGGTTAAAGGTCGCACTCAGGGTAAATACCTGCGTCCCGACGGTATGAGAATAGGTTGCGGCCTGGCGGGCAACTTCCGCCGTCAGCGCGGTTTGCGAAGCCACCGGAGTATTGGTGCCGGTTCCCAAGGCGATGGCGTTCATGACGTTGGCCGGCGTGCCGGCGATCTGCTGGCAAATAAAATCAAAGCCGTCGGCTACGATGATGTTATCTTTTCGGCGGACTTCCACTGTGCCGTCTTCTTTTTTTAATGTTAGGCACAGGCTGCCTTTGACTTTTACATCTTTTTTTCCACGTGATCTGCCTCCATCAGTTTAATTTCGGATACAAAAAAACGGCTGTGAAACTTCCAACCGGCCCGTAAGCCGCCTCGGAGTTTCCTGCCGCATTCGCACTGAACGAATACACATATAATTTTCTCGTGGTCTGGGCTTGCACAATTCCAAACGTCAGCCAGTCGGTGCTTTTGAATTCTACCCTCGCCTCATTTCGATTTCCCAGATGATCCGCAAGATAAAAAACTCCCTTACTCGCGTCGTAGCCGACCATGAGGCGGCCGCCCGCTCCCTTGAAGGTCATATAGACCACGTTGTCAACAATCGGTCTGGTAACGCTTACATAAAAAACTACATTATATATCGCCGGTATGTTTATTCCCCAGGAAAGCTTCGTCAGGTCTTGAATAAATGCTCCCTGCCGGAAACGGCCGCTCGCGTAAGTAACGTGCGCGGCCTCCTGCGCAGGTGTGCCAAGGTCGCCGTCTGCTGTGCCGTCAAGGGAAAGGGACTCGATGATATTCGGAGGGATGCCCTTAAATAGCGAAATCTGATGATCCAGCGTAATGCCGGTAATGTCGCCGTCCGGTTCCCAGGGGGTTTTCGCCTCGGCGTCGTCCCAGGTAAAATTGGCGCTACCCCAGGTAATACCGGTATCCTTCACGCCAATCATGTCGGCCAATATCGTGTTTCTGGCGGTGAAGGATTTTCCGAGATCCACTTCGACAATATGCTGGCCGCGTATGGCCCCGTCGGCGAGTTGCAGCCCGCCGTCATGGACATAAGTATTCAGCGACGCCCCAGTCCAGCCATTCGCCGCCTGGTCGATGGCAATCACGGCATTGCGGTTCCCGGAATCCACAATGACCACGCTGTTATTTTGCGCGTTTACGCTGTAATTGCCGTAGCTATCGATGGCCTTGATCCAGAAGCTGTGATCACCCGGCGTCGGGAACAGACACCGGTAGTAAGGACTGGTCGTCCTGCCGATACGCTGGCCCAGTTCCCAGCTTGCGCCCCGGCGGATTTCGTAGGTGATATTGGCCCCGGAAACCGGCTGCCACCTGAAATCCAAATCGTCACCGATGCGAACCACATCAAACCCCTGCACATCCGGCGGTACGCTAAACGAGGCCAGGACGGTGGCCGGTGTTGGCGACACGTTGCCGCTGGTGTCTATGGCCACAATGTGAAAAGCATATTGACCCGCCTGAGTAACCGGCACAAACAGACAGGTATTCATGATTTTATCGGCGATCAAGACGCTGGCGTCCATGGAGACGTTGTTTGCGCCCTGATAAACATTGTAACCGGCGAGATCAATTTCGCTATTCGCCTGCCACGAGAGCAAGAAGCCGCCCGTTACTTCCTGATACGCGAACCCCTCTACACTCGCCGGCGGAGTAATTTTGCCGGCGATGTAGAAGGGTTCGGAGATAACGCCGGGTGATACAACGCCGATGCCGTTTACGGTTGAGACCTTCACAAGGTAAGTGGCAAGGGCTTTCACGTTGAGTATCGTTGTATTAGCCGACCGGATGCCAGCCGCCCATAAAAGCCAGGAGCCGCCGTTATCGCTGCTATACCAGACGGAATATCCCGCGACGAAGCTGTTCTTCGGCGCGGCCCAGGAAACATGGAGGACGGAGACGATGGTTCCATCCGTTTGCATGTACGTTTCCTCGCCGCCGCTCAGGCCGGTGACTTCAACAGGGGAGGTGTCAAACGAGCTGTAGTTAACAACCGGCGCGCCAATTTCCTCATCGTAAACCGCCGCGACGTACTCCACTCCGGTGATCTTGACCTTTTGGTCGCCGCTTTTAGCGATGCCGACGACTTTAAACGGCTTGGTTTCCCGCCCGACCGGACCGAAAGCATAGACATCGTACCGCCGCGGAACTGTCGCGAACGGCGTCACTACTGTAAGTTTGTCCGTGGTCATATCTTCACCGCAGATGCTTACCGGCGCATCGATAATCTCGTCGGTGTACAGCCGAATCTTGATAGCGTAGGGCTGATTAGCAATCAGCGTGACCTCTTTATCCAGCGTAACCGTGGTTTCCGTCGCCGAAACGATCCGGCCCCCGGCGTCACCCCATTTAGGGATATCGTGCTGCACGTCGACAATATCGCCCAGGGTGCAGGCTATGGCGTCAATATCGGCTTCCCAGTTCTCGGTCCTGATAAGGTACTGGTTGCATCGTGACAAATACGCCGCCTCGGCGTAGGCATGTCGGTAGTCGGTGATGCCATAGTAGGTTGTCCGCACCGGGTTGTTGACCACGGCTGACGACTCATAGCCCGGACCGTAGTAAACCGCCTCGTCGGCCGCGTAGTTTTTCTCCTTGTTGTAAAAAGTCACCTCAACGCTGGTAGCCCGGTCCTTGGTGGATTCGAACTGGCCCTTGAAGGATTTTTGCGTAATATTGCCCACGGTGAAGAGCTGGGTTGACGTGCCGGGCATGTCGCAGATACAGCTATACAGCGTGCCCTTGGGGATGACCGCGCCCCGGCCCACAATCGCCAGCCGCGCCAAGGCGTCCCAGAAGGAGAGGTCCTCGGAAAGATAAATATTGAGACTAAAACGGTAATCCCCGTTCACCTTCCCGTCGGCATAGACGGCAGCGGCCGTGAAGGCGTTGTAGTCGATGCGGCTGGCCGGGTTGCCGTCAATGCAATACTCGTACTTGCCGGTGTGGATGTTTTTCAGATACTTGCAGCCGTGAATCAGGTCGTAGCAGGCCCAGTACGGGTTTGAAGCCCGCTTCTGCTCGTATTGGCCGGTATTGGGATTCAAAACATAAACAGTAGAACGAGTCTGCTCCCAGGTTACGGTGGGATCGGAGCTTGACAGCTGGTTGGTCGCCAGCGCCCTGATGCCGACTAAAACCCTGTTGGGATAGGCGAAATCGTCGTAGATAATCTCGGACAGGGTAATCCAAAAAACGCGGGTCAAGTCCCTTGTTGATGTGCCGGATTTCCCCGCACAGCGCACCCGGACGACATACTGCCCTGGCGTCAGATTATCTATTCTGTAGGTCGTCCAAAGGGAGGTGTTTTTTGAGTTAGAAGTTGTGCCGCCGTTTGTCAGCGGCCACTCGGCCCAGGTTGTCGTGCCGATCAGCCTGTACTGCGCCTCTACCGTTACCGAGGCCGTTCCCAGGCCGCCGTCATCGTTGATGTGGGCAAGGCCATAGGGGAACTCGACCGTAATCTGCAAACCTTGCACCGCGGTCCCTATCGTCTGCTGAGTCGACCAGTCGCCGGCGGTATCCAGTTCATAGCCAAGCTCGTAATCGGTGACCGTGTCGTTGAAGTTGGGGATCGGCGTTTGATCGTTGGTGCCAAACCGGACGTCGTAGGTAACGTTTGTGTAGTTTCCGATAGGGTTGCCGTCGATCAGGATGTTGTCGATGGAGTCAACCGGCCCTTCGCCGCCCGAGTAGAGCAGGTTCAGGTACTGGCTATTCCCGTCGGACGTGACGAACCGGCACAGCAAAACAGGCGATATCCGGACCGTCCCGTAGGTTTTCGCCACCGGCGTTCCCGGCTTGGCGGTCGGCTGCGGGCCGTTCCAGCCGTAGGTGGTGGACTGCTGTTGTTCCTGCTGTTTCGGCGGCGGCAGGATGGCGTTGGCGATGCGACCGCCGATATATGTGCCGACAGCCCGCCACAAGCCCTGCATGAACGTACTGCTGCCGCCGAGAGGGGCCAACAGATTGCCGAACCAGGTCATCACGGCGATGTCGAAAACAGCCCGGAAAAAGTTGGATAACCCCTTGGCAAGCACAGGGTGCACAACCACACTGTCCTCATCGCCGGGAACTAAAGTTCCCCATTCCTCTTTTTCCAGCCGGTGGCCGTTGACGCTGACGGAAAAGTCGGTATCCGGCCACAGACGGATGATGGGCGCGATATGTTCGGCAATGGTTGGTCCGGCGTCCAAGTATTTAATTTCCCGCTTGTCCGGCGCGACCGGATTACGGACGAAAATCAACTTCACGGCAGCCACCCCGGCACATAATAGCCTTCAATCCGTTTTTTCCAGAAAATATGGTCGGTCCGGGCGATCACCACGCCGGCTGATTCATGAGCATGAATAAACTTCCCGGCGCCGAGGTAAACGCCGATATGGTCACATATCCCCTGCGTTGTAAAAACAAGGAGCGCGGGGACCGGAATCTCCCCGGCACACCGCAACCACTCCCCACGGTTTTCTGCGAACCCGCCGGCAACCGACTCGCAGTTTAGCCGGTAGTCCGGCAATTCAATGCCAAAACGGCGAAATATCTCCACGGCAAGCCCCCAGCAATCCCACTCTTCAGGTCCAGTTGCACCTTCTTTGAAACGCCTTCCAACCAGGTCAGATATTCGATGCATAGAAACCTCCCATGCCAGGACAGCCGCCGAACCGCGTCGTGTTGCCGCGCAGCTTGCAGTCGGCCAGGGTATGGCTGCAGGTCGGGTACTGCGCCAGTGTTGCCGCCGGTATGCCGCATTTGATCGAACCGTACTTCCAGCAGCAGAAGTCCGGCAAATACCGGTCCGCCAAAGCCCGGTAGTACATCCAGAAATCCGACCCCAGGGTAAAGGTGACCCACTCTTCATCGTAGGAGGTACTTTGCACATTGAACGATTCCTCAATCTCCGGATTCGTATTGTCCAAATGCGCCGCATGGACCAGTCTAATGACAATCACGCAATCAACCAGGCCGTTATATTCCTCAAGGTACGCCTGGACGACGCCGGAAACGTTCGATACTTGAACGGTGAATGTTGACATCGATTTCATGTCCTGACTGTTGTCCGAAAGGAGCATTGGAATCGGCTCCCAGACGATATTCCGCCAGGTCACAACCTCGTTGTTTTTCGCCAGATAGGCGCTTGTCCCATCCGGCAGCTGAATTTCGAACAGCACAATCCACGGCTTGTCATTGGCAAGCTTATTTTTTTCGATCAGGCCGGCGTTCGAAAACAGTAACGGCATAAGTTAGGCCTCCACAATCGATATTTCCACATGCCAGTAGCCCAGCAGCGTCTTCGCGGCTTTAGGCGGGGAAACGAACTGCATGTTCACCGGCTGCCCGGTGTCCTGGTCGGTCCAAACAAAAATGTTGGCGTAGTTCGCCAACACAAAGGCTTTGAACAGTGCGTAATCTGCGTTCGTCATCGCGACCCAGGTGAAGTTCTTGCCCATAACGTTCCGGGTATAGCGAGGGCGGCTAACCATGTAGCCGCCGTCCACCGGAGAGCTGATTCTGTTATCTTGAAAGACATCCTCCTGCGGCCCGGATGGCGACAGCGACGGCGGCGCGATAGCCGGAAAAGAAGGATAGTCCATATATTAACCCCTCCCGAACAGCAGGTCGCGGGACCCCGCAAGGTTTTTGTTCACGCCGTCGACGAACATCTGCATCAAGGTGGTGTGGGTAGCCGGATCGTATTGGGCCTGCTGCGATACCGTGAGCTGTTGACCGCTCCGGTTTATGACATTCACGTTTACGTTCGGGCTGGTCGGCACGACAGACGAGTTGGCCATGGCCACCGACTCGCCGGCCGTATAGACGTGTGCTGTATCGCCGAAATACGCCAGTTCCGGGCCTTCCTCGCCGACGATTGTCCAGCCGGAAACGTCGCCGCCCAGAGCGGCAAAGCCCAGGCCGGAAGCCTCCGACGGGCTCGGGATAGAAGTTAATCCCCCGCCGCCGGATGTTGCGGTCTTGGCGGCGCCGGCGGCCGGCGTCCCGACCATACCGCCGATCAGTTGCTGCAGCGGACCCAGAATGTACTGCTCCGCCCACATTTTGACGAACATTTTCTCGATGTCTTGAACGACGGACTGGAAAATGTTCCGGAGCGCCGTGGTGGCGGACATTCCCTCTGTGACCATCTTCGTGAAGGTGTCCGTTGTGGTGCTTTTAATATCGTGCCAGGCATCGACGATAATGTCGGCATAGTTGGTTTGTTCATCCCGGATTTCCGTGAAAGCGACTTCCCAGGCCGTCTTTGCATTGGTGGCGGCCATTTGGTGCTGCTGTGAAATCGCATCGGCGAGCTGGCGCTGAATTGCGAGCTGGCGCTCCGCATCACCAGTCGCGGCTGCATACTGGTCATTTAGATCGGCAATGTACTTACTGAGTCCCTGCTGACGGATGGCGTCTATCTCGGCCTGCGTTTTGCCGGCAATGGCGACTTGCAACTGGGCGCTTTCCAGGGCGTCGCGGTCCTGCTGGAGCAGATTGTCGCCCTTGGCGTAATCCCGCTTTCGGGCGGCCAACTTTTTCTTGGCCTCGGCGTCCGCGTTCGCCTGGCTTATAGCTTCTTGATCATTACCATTCTGAGCGATGGCGTTGATTTCGGCCTGACGTTCCTTCTCGATTCTGGTCAGCGCGATCTGATACTCAGCATCAGCTTCCGCATTCTTATCATTCAGCAACTGAGCGTTCATCAGAGCAGCCTGATCCTTGACATCTTGCCACGCTTCACGCCAAACCCGCTTGACTTTTTCCGCCGCGACCTTCTGGTATTGGGTGATTTTCTCAGAGAGGCCCGAGGCGTCGCCGCCGTTCTTGGTGATCTCGGCGACCTGGTTGTTCATGCGCTGGACTTCATCGGTGATGTTCGCCATCCCGGCCTCGTAGGCAATGCTGGTGCTTTGGGCGATCCGTTTATTCAGATCGGCCATGAGCTGGGCCGCCTGCTCGTTGGCCCGCTGGATTTGCGCCAGGTGGTCGTGAACGGAATGGGTCGGGTTTTTCCGGCCGGCCGCCTCGATGGCAGCCATCTGGGCAGCCAGAGTGGGGTCAATATTGCTGCCGTCCTGGAGCCAGGGCTTGTTATTTTCCTGTTTCTGTCGCCAGGCGGTGTAGGCGGCATGTTCTTCTTCCTCGGCGTCCGTCATGGCAACCCGCTCGGTATGTTCGGGCACCCAATAGCCGCCCATTTCGGTGCCAGGAGCCTCTTCCCAGTGGCCGGCTACGGTGCGGCCGACCAGGTGCTTTCCAGGCCGGCTGGGATCGTCCCATACCTCCGCCCTGGGGTTGTAGCTCTGAACCTTATGAAGCCCATCCAAATACTCGACCAGGGCTTTTATAGCGAAGCCTGTGGCCACAGCCACGCCGACCCAGCCGCCAGCCAAGGCCCAAAGGCTTGATAGGAAGTTGCCGGCGGCCACTTTTGCCGTCGCCATGGCGCCGACCGTTTGCTCGCCAGCGGCCACCGCAGCAACTCCCTGTGCAGCCGTTGCGGTTGTCAGCTCCGCCTCGGCTGTTGCGGCCACTCTCGCGGAAGCAGCGCTCATTTCATTAGCAGCAACAGACTCGGCTGCGGCGATTCGGGCTGCTTCGGCCTGAGCCGTAAAGGCGGCTGTCATAGCCGCCCGGATTTTCGCGGCCGCGGTCGCGCCGGCATTGGCGATCTCGACGCACTTTTCGGAGATAACCGCAGCGGTTTCCTCCGCGCTCAGGCCCGCCTGCTGCGCGGTTCTTACCGCGTCGGCCTGCATCTTGGCATACATTTTATCGCTCGCAGCGACGGCCCGGGCGATAGCTCTTTCCTGTGCAGCGGAAAGTCCGTCGGCAGCGGCAGCCTGCGTGGCAGCCGACGCGGCAGCCTGTGCAGCTGCGGTCTGCCATAAGGAGGCGATGGCACTGGCGGCGCCGCCTGCCAGCTGGATGCCTTTATACGCGGCAAGCAGTTCCAGGGCGTCCTTTGTCAGTTCAACGATTTGGATTTTATTCTCACTCAGGAAGGCAGCCGTCGTCTGCAGGCCAGACATGATCGGCGGAAACAACTCCTGCGCTACCGGCGTTAGGGTGCCGGCAAGCGCCAGCCCGACCTGGCCGGCCTGCATCGACACGACTTCCATATTCAGTTTCAGATCATGCAGTTTTTGAGGGTCGAGGCCGATACCCTGGATTTGGGCGGCTTTTTCGGCAGCCTCGCCGTAGTCTTTTAGCGTTTTGACGAGCGCCATGCCACGCACACCCAGCGTTTCCATGATGAATTCTTGCTGGAGGCCGTTGGCTTCGGCCAGTTTGTAGCCCTTGCTCAGGTTCTCCAACTGCTGGTTCAACGGCAACAGTTTACCGGCACTGTCGGTAAGAGATACACCAAAAAGCGCCAGGGTGGCGCGGGTTTTTTCCCCGGCCTGCCCTGACGCATTAAAGTTCTTATCGAGCCGCAGCATGGCGCCCGCGAATGAATCGCCGTCGGCGCCGGTCAGTTTTAGAATCCTGGATAGGTTTGCGGCCTCCTGTGTGCCCACGCCGAGCCGGGTGCTAAG